CAGCTACAGGTGGTGGTGGAGCAGGTGGTGAATGTGTTGGTGCTACTCAAGGAGCAACAGGTGGTTCTGGTGGTGGATCGCATTCAAGAAGTGCACCTGCTAGTGGAAGACCTGGTGGAGTAGGAAATGATCCTGCAGTTCCAGGACCTTCAGGTGGACCTCAAGGATTTCCAGGTGGAATAGCAGGACCTGGACCAGGAACATCATCTGGTGGTGGCGGTGGAGCAACTGCAAAAGGTGGTGATTCAGCAGCAATAGGTGGACCTGCTGGTGGAAAAGGTGGTGATGGTGGAGCAGGAAAAAATATTTCTCCAGGTTATACAAATTTAGCATCAGGTAGTACAATACCTAATTGTTCAGTTTTTGCTGGCGGAGGCGGTGGACAAGGTGGTTCTCCATCTCCAGTAGGTGGAGTTGGTGGTGGCGGTGGCTCTGCTCCTGGCGGACCATTTCCAGCAAAATGTGGTACGCCTAATACTGGTGGCGGTGGCGGTGGTATAGGTGGTCCTGGTCCTGGAGGTACTGGTGGTACTGGTGGTTCAGGAATTGTAATTATTGCAGAAAAATGTCAACAAGCATGTGGTTCTAAAGCACCAGGAGTTTGGTCAATGCAATCGTTATATACAAATGTTAGAGCAGGGACTTGGGTTAACTAATAATTGACAACTAATTAATCTTATTTTATATTGTCTTTATAAAGACATATGCAATTACAAAATTATTATTATTGGTTTAAAAATGCCATACCTCATCATGTTTGTGATGACATTGTGCGTTATGCAAAATCTATTCAAGATCAAATGGCAGTTACTGGTGGGCTAGGTGATAGAAAATTAAATCAAAAAGAAGTACAAGATTTAAAAAAGAAAAGAGATTCTGATATAGTTTGGTTAAACGAACGTTGGATTTATAATGCAATTCATCCTTATATTCATCAAGCTAACAGAGATGCTAACTGGAATTTTGAATGGAGTTTTTCTGAGTCTTGTCAGTTTACAAAATATAAAAAAGGTCAGTACTATGATTGGCATTGTGATAGTTGGGATAGACCTTATCATAAACCAGAAGACCTTAATTCACACGGTAAACAAAGAAAATTATCTGTAACTTTATCTTTATCTAATGACAAAGATTATAAAGGTGGTGAGTTAGAATTTGATATGAGAAATCAAGATCCAGATAAAAAAGCAAACACCCATGTGTTAAAAGAAATAAGATCTAAAGGTTCTTTAGTTGTATTTCCTTCTGATGTATGGCATAGAGTTAAACCGGTCAAAAGTGGTATTAGGCATAGTCTAGTAATCTGGAACCTTGGATGGCCATTTAGATAGGAAAGATATGAAAAAGAAAAAAATTAAAAAACCAAAACCAATAACTTATCCCCAACAATTAAATAGAGAAGATTATTTTAAATGTCCTATATGGTTTGGTGATGCACCTGAATTTGTTACTGAGATAAATAAAGCTTCAGATACATATATTGACATAGCTAAAAAAAATATGCAGCCTGATATAGATAAACGTAACAAAACAAATAAAACTAAAGGTGATTTAGGTAGTGTGTATCATTCAACAACTTTAATAGGTGATCCTAAATTTAAAGTATTAACAGATTATATAGGTGCAACCTCACATAATTTATTAATGGAAATGGGTTTTGATATGCGTAATCATCAATTATTTACTACAGAAATGTGGGTGCAGGAATTTTCTAAAAGTGGAGGAGGACATCATACATTGCATACACATTGGAATGGTCATATATCTGGTTTTTATTTTTTAAAAGCTAGTGACAAAACTTCGTTACCTTTATTTGAAGACCCACGTGCAGGTAATATTATGAATCTTTTACCTGAATTAGATAAAACAAAAATAACTTATGCCAGTTCAGCTGTGCATTATAAAGTACAACCAGGTAGAATGATATTTTTTCCGTCCTACATGCCTCATCAATATATAGTTGATTTAGGTATAGAGCCGTTTAGATTTATACATTGGAACTGTCAAGCAATACCAAAAGGAGTATTAAATGTCGTTTAAAAAAAATAAGTATAAAGTATTAAAAGCAGCAATATCATCTGAATTAGCAGAGTTTGTTTACACATATTTTTTAAATAAAAGAACTGCAGCTAGGTTTTTGTTTGATCAAAAATACTTGTCACCATTTAATACAGAGTATGGTGTATGGAATGACGAGCAGGTTCCTAATACTTATTCACACTATGGTGATATGGTAATGGAAACATTGTTGGGTAAATTAAATGATAAAATGAATAAAGAAACTTTACTAAAATTAAGTCCTACTTATTCCTATGCAAGAATTTATAAAAAAGGAGATATATTAGCTAGACATAAAGATAGATATTCATGTGAAGTATCTACTACGTTAAACTTGGGTGGTGATTCATGGCCTATATATTTAGATCCAACAGGAAAACAAGGTCAAGCTGGTGTTAAAATTAATCTCGAACCAGGTGACATGTTAATTTATTCTGGTTGTGATTTAGAACATTGGCGAGAACCTTTTGAAGGTAAAGATTGTGCACAAGTATTTTTACATTATAATAATTTAAAAGGTAAAAATGCTAAAGAAAACAAATTTGACAAACGTCCTATGTTAGGTTTACCTGCATATTTTAAAGGGTTTACAGTACCTAAAAAATAATATATAATTTAATCTTGTGAGGGGATGATCCACCACTGATTCCCCTTACTTTAAACCTATTGAAATCAATAACAATCTGATATAATACCTAGTAAACAGGTTTTTATATGTTACAAAAATTAGGCTTTGCTCCAGGATTTAACAAACAAGTTACAGAAACAGGTGCCGAAGGGCAATGGTTTGATGGTGACTTTGTTCGTTTTAGATATGGAAGTCCAGAAAAAATAGGCGGTTGGGCTCAATTAGGTGAATCAAAATTAACAGGTGCAGCAAGAGCTCTTCATCATTGGGATGATAACTCAGGTATTAAATATGCTGCAATTGGAACCAATAGAATTTTGTATGTATATTCAGGTGGTATCTACTACGATATTCATCCTATAAGAGTTACCTTAACAGGAGCTAATTTTACAAGTACATCAAGTTCAACGACAGTTACAATAACTTGTACAGGCAATCACGGTTTGTCAGAAGATGATATCGTATTGTTTGATTCTGTTACTGGATTAAGTGGTTCTACATTTACTAACGCTACATTTGAAGATGAAAAATTTATGGTTACATCTGTACCCAGTGGTACAACTTTTACAATTACAATGGCGGCTCAGGAAACAGGGACACCGGTAACAAATGCAGGATCAACTTCTATTCTATGTTACTTTACAGTTGGACCAGCACAGCAATTAGGTGGTTTTGGTTGGGGTGCAGGTTTATTTGGTGGTACATCTATTGGTCCTTCAGCAACAACTTTACAAACAGCTTTAACAAATACAACAGGGACTACAGTTGTTTTAGCCAGCACGTCTGCTTTTCCGGCAGCAGGGACAATACAAATAGGAACTGAATTTATTACTTACACAAATAATAATACAACTACAAATACTTTAAGCGGTGGTGCTAGAGGAGTTGACGGGACTACTGCTGCAACCCACAGTGCTGGGGTTACAGTAACTAATATTACTAATTATAATGGATGGGGAGATCCTGCGTCTTCTGACTTTACTATTGATCCTGGTCTATGGGTATTAGATAATTTTGGTACAAAATTAATTGCACTTATTTATAATGGTAAATGTTTTGAATGGGATGCATCCGCTACAAACGCTACGGGAAATAGGGCAACTTTACTTGCCAATGCACCGACAGCATCACGTCATGTATTAGTTTCAACTCCTGACAGACATTTAGTTTTTTTTGGAACTGAAACTACTGTTGGGGATTCGACTACTAAAGATGATATGTTTATTAGATTTTCGGATCAGGAAAGTATTAATCAAACTGATTCATACACCGTACGAGCTGAGAACACTGCCGGTACACAAAGACTAGCAGATGGTTCTAAAATTATGGGAGCAATTAAAGGTAGGGATGCAATTTATGTGTGGACCGATACTGCATTGTTTTTGATGAGATTTGTTGGAGCACCTTTTACCTTTTCTTTTGAACAAGTAGGGACTAACTGTGGTTTATTTGGTAAGAATGCATGTGTTGAAGTAGATGGATCTTCTTATTGGATGTCTGAAAATGGTTTCTTTACTTACGATGGACAATTAAAATCTATGCCGTGTCTAGTTGAAGACTATGTTTATGATAGTATTAATGATACATCCCGTGATTTAATTAACTGTGGACTAAACAATTTGTTTGGTGAGATAAATTGGTTTTATTGTAGTGAAGGTTCTAATGCAGTTGATCGAGTAGTGACTTATAATTATCTAGACTCATCAGTAAAACAATCTATATGGACTACCGGTAGTTTAGACAGAACAGCATGGCAAGATTCGTCTGTGTTTAATAAACCTCATGCAACTTATTATACTTCTTCTGATAATGATTCTTTTGATGTTACTGGTAATACAGATGGTATTACTATATACTATAACCAGGAAACAGGGACTGATCAAGTAGATGCAGGGGGAGTTGTAACAGCTATCCAAGCAAATATATTATCAGGTGATTTTGATATCACTCAAAAAAGAAGCAATACAGGTCAAGCTGTGGGAACACCGGACCTTAGAGGAGATGGTGAATACATTATGAGAATAAGCAGATTCATACCAGATTTTATAAATCAAACCGGTACTACTCAAGTCAGTTTTACAACTAGAGCTTATCCTAATAGCACACCTACTACTACAAATTTTCCAATTGATTCAACGACTACTTTTAAAAGCACTAGAATTAGAGCAAGGTCTATTGCATTAAAAGTTTCTAACACAGGGTCTAATCAAGATTGGAAACTTGGTACATTTAGATTAGATGTTTCACCGGGAGGAATGAGGTAATGGTAGCATTTTATAATCAAGGAGATCAAAATATATATAAAGATTTTCAATATGTTCCTCAAGAAAAATATAGATTAGGGTTTACAGCACCGGTTAAAGGTGGCGGACAAGATGCATCTACACCTTCTTTTGGTATACCTAATACAAATGCTTTTACAAATAGCGGTGGAGGTGAAGGTGGTGGAATAAAGACTCTTGATCCTTATTCTACTCCTATGTCTGCTCCTATTAATAGTGCAGCGTTTAGAGATCCTTTAAATGAAAAAATAGCAAATCAAATGAGAACACAAAATCCTAATTTACAAAGCAGAACTAATGCAGAAATAATTGAAAGTAACCCAGATATGTTTGACATAAAAACAAACAGAGGTTTTTATCAAAACACAGTCGACAACCTTAAAAATATGGGAAGTTTAGTAGCTAATAAATTTTCTGGACTTCCAGGCGTTGAACAAGGAAAAAGTTTTATAAACAATATTATGGATAATACTATGGTAGGTAGATTTGCTGCAATGAGAAATCCATTAAATCCAAATGCAAGTAATTATAATAAAAATCTTCAAGGTCAAATAGATTTTTTAGAAGATTTGTCTGTAGATGGCAAGATGATGATTGGTAAAAATCCCAGTAGTGGTTTAGCTCAATATGGACCGGACTCAGTATTGTCTGGTCAAAATGTTGTATCTGGTTTTGGAACGAATGATTATGGAATGCAATTACAAGACTATAAAGATAAATACGGACATACAATGTCTGTAGGAAGATTAGAACAACTAGAAGACGAAATAGCAGCTCTTGAAGAAAAAGAAGACGAAGATTATAAAGATAGAATAGATTCTTTTGTTGAAAACTATAGTAGACCAGGAGTTAAAGGAAT